CTCCCAACTTGATCTCATTATGATATTGGTGTGGTCCCCCTCATACTTCTCAGGGAACATTGGTTTGTATTTTCTTTTATGAAACATTCGCCAGATATTTATAAATAGTTATAAACGTATAGGATTTATACATGGCTATATCAGCAGCTAATTTTGGTTCTGGAGCAATGCCTTCTGTAAAAGAAGCAGCAAAGTTTGGCACCACTCCAGGCATAACAGAAGCACCAACTAGTAACTATTCAGGTAGTCAGCTTGGTGTGACACGTGGTGGACCTGCTACATTCGACACAAATGAATATAACATAAGTCAACATTCATATCCATCGGACTTAATGAGCCCATTAGGTGAGTATGGTGGCAACTATGTAGTATTCTATATTAACGTAGCTACAGACTCAAAGATCCTTAAAGATCCGTCAACCCAAACAGTAAAAGACTTTACTCCTCCTCAATATAGCGATATCAATGCTTTAGCCTCAAAGAACGGCACTGGTGTTAAAGGTGCACTTGCAGCTCCAACAGCTGTTGCCGTGGGTGGTCTAGCTCTTAGTGGCGGTCTAACTAATAAAAAGACATTTGCAGATGGTACAACCACAAGCGCATTATCTGGAGCAGCATTAGCTACAGGTGCCGCGGCTGTCATCGGCGGAGATGCATTAAACAGAGTTACCGGTGGAAACTTCTCAGGTAAAAAGACAAGATTAAAAACAGCTATAGCATTGCATACACCTAATACTATGTCAACTACATATAGTGTTAACTATGACGAAGAGAACCTTGATGTGTATGCGATGGGTTTAGTGGCTTCAGCTGGTTTAGACAAAGCTATCAAGACAAGAGGCCAAAGCGGTATAGGTGGTGCTACATTAGATGCAGCAGGAGTTTCATTAGGATTATCTAAAGTACCTGGTATGGCAGGAGTTTCAAAGATTACTGGTCTTGCGCCTAACCCAAGAAAAGAACAAATATTCAAGCATGTTAACTTCAGAAACTTTACGTTTGACTATCAGTTCTATCCGCGTGATGAGAAAGAAGCTCAAAACGTATTAAACATCATCTATGAGTTTAAGTTACACATGCATCCAGAATTTAAAGATGCTAACAACTTTTTATACATATACCCATCAGAGTTTGATATATTTTACTACAATGGTACTGAAGAGAACATGAACGTCAATAGACATACTTCATGTGTACTTACAGATATGATAGTTAACTACTCACCCAATGGACAGTTCACCGCATTTGCAAATGGTATGCCTACACAAATTAATATGACTTTAACCTTTAAAGAGCTTGCAGTTCTTACTAAAGAAACAATACAGGACGGGATGTAATATATGTACTTTGATAAATTTCCTACCTTTCTATATGGTTTCAAGATCAATAACAAGACCGAGTATAAGCTTGTTAAAGATATATCTCAGAACGTAAGGATCAGAAAAGAGATCCTCGCTAACGTTACTCTATACGATGAGTATGATATTAGAGATGGTGAAACACCTGAGATCATAGCAGAAAAGATCTATAAGAACCCTCTCTATCATTGGGTTGTCATGCTATGTAATGAAAGATATAACTATGTTGATGATTTCCCATTGACACAAGTTCAACTAGAAAAATACATTGATAATAAGTATGGGGCTAATAGGGATGCTGCACATCATTACATAGATCCTAATGGTAACATAGTTGATCAGAATGCCGTTGATGTATATGGTATTGCTGTCATCACAAGTCCAGTATCAAATACAGACTATGAGTATACATTAAATGAAAGTAAACGTAGGATTAAATTAATCTCTCCTTCTCTACTCAATACAATACTTAAAAACTTTAAAGATATTATATAATGGCAACAAATTCTGAAGCAATACGGTTCGCTGGGGACGTCTCTATCGACAACATAGAGATCATATCCTCAAATGGGTTTGGTCAAGAAGTCACTAATCAAGTCGTAGCTATTGAGATCTATGAGGATCTATTTTCTCCATTCATCTCAGGCATACTTGCAGTTAAGGACTCCTTAGACTTTGCTAACTTATTCCCATTCGTTGGTGAAGAGTATGTTAACATAAAGATCCATACTCCAACGTTTGAAGGTAAAGATAAGGTCATCAGTGATCAGTTCTATATCTACAAGATGACTAATCGAGAGATGCTTGGTGACAGGAACCTTGTCTATGAACTACACTTCATATCGCGTGAAGCCATCGTAGACCTTAATAAAGCTACAAGTCGTTCTTATTCAGGTAAATGTTCTGACATCGCAAAGTCAATCATATCAGGTGCAGATGGGTTAGAGTCTAAGAAGACCCCTATCATCGAAGAAACCCCCAATTCTGTCAAGTTTGTTGCAAACTATTGGCCACCTGTAAGAAGCTTAAACTATACAGCAGAGACATCAGCTAACTCTAAAGGTTCTGCAAACTACTTATTCTTTGAGAACCGATTAGGATTTAATTTTGTATCATTAGACTATCTTTATACTACTGCACCAATACAAGACTTTGTGTACGATTCATATATGAGAGATTTTACTGATGACGGTAGATCATTTCGAAATATAGAAAAAGAATACAAACGTATCATCAACATAAGTGTACCCATGATGTATGACTATATGGATAGAGTTAAGTCTGGTATGTATGCAAACAAGATGACTAACTATGATCTAGTAAGTAAGAAGTATATAGTTAAGACCTTTGATATGCTTGATGACTTCCCTAATAACACTCATCTAAATGATTATCCAGCGGCATCTAAGAAAGTCATAAGAAGATTTAATGCTATGGGTTTTACGTATCCAAAGTATCATGGAAACTTTGATGCTTATGGTGATGTGACAAACTCTAAGACTATACAAAAACGTATATCGCAGTTACTACAAGCAGAAGCTACAAAGATAGAGATAGTTGTACCAGGTCGCACTGACTATACAGTAGGTAAAAAGGTTAAAGTTAATCTTAATAAGTTTAATCCTATCACTAATACTGATACAGATACAGTTGATAACATGTTCTCAGGTAATTACTTAATATCAGGTATCAATCATTTTATAGATAGAGAGAAGCATCAGTGTCACTTAGAGTTGATAAAAGATTCATTTATAGTTGATTTGGATAAAGGTGGGCAGTAATGAATCAAGAATTTGAAGATATATTTAGTTCATTAAAAACATTCGTTTTAGATGAATCTCAATTAGAACCTATACAAAAAACTAATCAAAGCGGTATATTCAATCCATTTTATGGTAAAACCCATACAGAAGAAACCTGTAAAAATTGGTCTATAAAAAGAAAAGGTATAAAACCAGTTGGATATAATAAATCTGGTGAAAATAATCCTATGTATGGAAAGTATGGAAAAGATAATCCAAATTACGGTAAAAAAAGAAGTAATGAATTTAAATTAGAAAAATCAAAAAGATTTAGTGGTGAAAATAATCCTATGTATGGTATACAAAGAGAAAAACATCCAAGTGTAAAATTTACAGATATTGAACTAAAACAAATTCATGAACTATTTAAAATCGGTATGACTAGAACAGAAATATTTAATTTTTATAACGGAAAATATTCATCTAGCACTATAAAAAGGGCTATAAGAAATCATGGCTAAATTGTACACTGGTTGTTGCGAGAATAGACAAGATCCACTTAAGCTTGGAAGATGCCAAGTTAGGATTGCTGGTCTACACAACTATGATAAGAACCTCTTAAAGACAGAGGACTTACCATGGGCTTATCCTATGCAACCTATCACCTCTGCTGGTATTTCAGGTATAGGTCATAGTCCAATAGGTCCAGTTGAAGGCACATGGGTCGTCGTCATGTTTAGAGATGATGATGAACAACAACCAATCATCTTAGGTTCTATCGGTGGTATACCTCAAGCGCCCGGTCCTATTGATAAAGATGATGATCAACTAATCCTTAAAGAAGACGGTAATCTAGCACCACAAGACGGTTCAACTACCACGACATCAACTGGTGATACTGCAACCAATACTTCATCTACACCTGCAGCAGAATCAACAGGACTATCTGCAGCAAGTTCATATACTCCATCACAAGATGCAGTAAACTTAATCAAGCAGTATGAAGGTCTAAGACTAACATCATACCAAGATTCTATAGGTAAATGGACTATAGGTTATGGTACTACTATTATTAATGGTACTCCAGTACAACCAGGACAAACCATCACAGCTGCACAAGCAGATGAATACTTATTATCACATATAAAACTTAATGTATCACCAGCAATCGGTTCAAATGTTAAAGCACCTATAACACAATCGATGTATGATTCGTTATGCTGTTTTACATATAACTTAGGATCTGGTACATTAAGTAAGTCATCACTACTATCAAACTTAAACGCTGCTAAGTACCTTGATGCTGCTACATTATTCTCAGACTACGTAAAAGCTGGTGGTGTTGTACTACCAGGTCTTGTAAAACGTAGAGGTTCTGAGAAAGACCTATTCTTAAAAGATGGTGTGCCAAACGTATCTGGTGATCTATCACCAGTAGCTAACTCATCTACAGCGCCAGTCGAGTCTTCATCTAACCCATCAGGTTTAAGTTCAAATTCTGCTGCAGCTGTATCATATGGGTTTAAAGATCCAAAAGGTAGATATCCACTTTATATTAACGAACCAGATACTAATAAACTTGCACGTCATGAAGACATCAAGAAGACGATCGTATATAAGAAAGAACTTGCAAGGGACAAAGCTATTAAATCTGTTGGTGTTACATGGGATCAATCTCATATACCTTACAACGCTAAGTACCCATTCAACCATGTATTCATGACAGAGTCTGGTCATATCATGGAGTTTGATGATACAGAACACTCTGAACGTATACACCTTTACCATAAGTCTGGTACATTCACTGAGATCGATGCAAACGGTACACAAGTC